CCAAGTAATCCATTTCTTCTTGGTATGTCTTATCTTTTAAGAAGTGTCTAGCTGTTTGATCGTGTTGTAATACTAAACACATAATTTTTAACTCTGCTAGTTTACCTTTTTCTATTAGTTCACTTGTAGATACAACTTTATTTACAGGACCAAACAAACCCTCTAATACTAGTTTATGTGTTTTACTTCCATCTAAAGTTCCTGTTAAACCAACTCTGTATTTTGTTTTTTCTAATTTTGTCATCAATTTTGTAAGCGACACAGCTTTAAATAGATGAGCTTCATCACCTATAATCATACCAAATTGACTAAACCATTTCTTTGGTAAATTGTAAACAGATTGCCAAGTAGATATGATAACTCTCTTATTAGTTTCTTTTTCATGGCCAGCATATATCTTATGTACATTTCTTTCACTATTATAACCATAATCTTCAAAGTCCTTAAATAATTGCTCTACAAGCGATGTAGTGGGCACTATAACAAGGATTTTATCTTCTTTAGTATCTTTCAGTCGTAATAAATTGTATATCAACATAAGATAGATTATAAGAGATTTACCACTAGCTGTAGGCGATACCAATAAACATCTATCTTTTTCAACAGAATACTTAAATGCTTCTCTTTGATAATCTCTTACTTCGTGTGGTAATTTAAGTGCTTTGATTAAGTCGTCAATTTTACTATCGTCAACTGTTTTTTCTTTAATCTTTGTACCATCAACTATATGTACATTGTTTTCTTTACACCAATTTTTTATATAAAGATAAAGACCAGCATATATCTTACCAGTTGCATATGAGAATAAACGTATCTTACCGTCCCAAACTCTATTACGATATTGAGGCATAAACTTAAAGCCTGGTACTTCAAATGTAAAATACTCACCAAGTTCTCTACGAATATCAGCCTCAGCTTCTATTTTAAGATATACTTCGTTTACTTTATCTATGATTAAATATCGGGTGGTTGTCATTATTAGATTGCGCCACTAGTAAACTTCCTCCAGTCAATTGCATTCTTTATTTGAAAACCACGGTTTGATATTTGTTTGATTGTTCTATCTAAAAAATCTACGACTGTTTGAATATAATCTACTTTTTGTTTATACTTTGCTAATTCAGGATCAGCTTCTAGGTACTTATCAACATCTGTTTTTAATAACTTTAAGTTGAAAGGTTTAAGTGCATATACTTCTGCCGGCGCTTTATCAGTATAGTATTCCCACTTTTGTTTTCTTTGTGTGTAATATTCTATTTGAGCTTTACTTAAAAGTAACTTAAACTTTGTTAAGTGTTTTAAAAACTCGTTATGTAATTGAGGTGTCTTTAATGATTCTAAATCTAACTCTGTATCGTTAATTTTTAGTTTCTTGTCAGCCAAGTCTTGTAATTGTTCTAAATCCATAATATCTCCATAATATATAGTATACCACAAAAACCTTATTTTGTAAAGTCTATGATGTGGTAACTGATGTTGTAGATGACCCTACTGTCGCAAAATCATATATTAAATAATTAAATGATACAGTCGCTGTTAAATAATCTACATCAGCGGCTTGTTGATCGTATTGTAGTCCAGTTAAACCAGTAGGATAAACGTCTCTAAATCTTACCTCTAATTGTGCGTTATTTTTACTTGACAATACTGTCAAAGTTGCATCAGATAGTGTTGGTCCTGCATCTGCCGCAGCAAATTTTGACTTACCGGCTTCAGTAGAAACATTTGATGTATTTCTTGTAGGAAATCTATCGTCACCTGAAGATAGTAAATTTCTAAATTCTCTATGGTCTCTTGGAAATCCTAACCCTACTAACCAACCATGTATCTCTTGGAAGTTTTCTAAATTTTCATCTACTAAAAAATTCATTTGTAATGGTTCATAAGTTAATTTATCACCAGGTATAGGCACATCTTTTAATGGTGTTGCTTGTGTTAAATTACCACCTAAGTTTATACCAGGTATATTTACCGAAGTACAAAAATATTCTACTTTAGGTAATTTAAGAATACTGAATTTAAACTGCGTAGGACTAGCGTAGTCTAGTTTTGTGGGTTGTCTTAATAGTGAGTTTGTAACAGTCATAATACTATTTATTAGAGTCCTTATCTACTTCAGCCCAATCTTTTTCAGTAGCAAGTTTTTCTAACTCTTTCTCTTTTTCAGTAAGAATCTTTTGTTTTGTTTCAACTTTTTTGATTTCTTCTTCTATAAATTCTAATTGATTTTTCTTGGTGGGCCACATAAAATACATAAGAATTGCTAAACAAGAAGCAACATATAATATGGCAATGTATTTTTTAATCATAGTAGTATTTAGTAGAAATAAAAAAGGCGACCATAAAGATCGCCTTCTTTAATTTGTTTGTAAACAAATATTACATTAAGTTCGCAACTTGAACACGTCTGTAGTATCTGTTAGAGTTCGCTGAACCTGAATCAGTTACTGCTGTAACTGCTCCTGAAGCTGCGCCTGTTTCTGCAAACGGGTTAGCTACAAGACCATATCTAGTTTTGAAACCGATTTTTGGTTGGAACGTATCTTGGCCAACTGCTCTCACCATTTGTAGTGGAACATAAGGACAATAGAACATACCTGCGTCATAAGGTGAAGTACCTTTATAACCAACTACGAAGTATTGCTTCGCTGTGTTGTTTGCACTGTATGGGTCTATGTACACTTTAAATCTACCATTTAATACACCAGCAAAAGTATTACCAGTATCGTCAACGTTTAGATTGTTGTTAAGTGCTGGAGCGTAATCCAAAACACCTGCCATTTGTAACGCAGAGGCAACATCTGAAGAACAGATAATCATGTTACCTTTTCCTCTTCTTGTTCTCTGTGCGATAACGTTAGCTTCTCTTTCAACTTGGAACATTAGTCCTTTGAATCTCTCAACTGACCATCTTCCGTTTGAGTCTGTATCTAAATCAAAGATACCCTCAGTAGTTGTGTTTACTGTACCTGTGTTAGCAGATGCACCTTTTTCAGCATTGATGTAAACTGATCTAACAACTTCTCTGTTGATTTCCGCAAGGATCTCAGCAGATAGAATGTTTGCTAGTTCTGTTTCAGCATCTAAACCATGGATTGCTTTTAAGTCTTGAGCAAGTTCCATAGTGTATTCAGCTTTAAGAGCTCTTGATCTCGCAGTTACTGTAGTTTTCTCAATTGAGAAAGCCATTTCAGCAAATACGTTACCAGAAGCGTCTCCTAATGCTTCAGCAGTTGCAGTTGTCATACCTTCAAATCTGTTGTATGCTCCTACAGGTGAATCATTAAGAATACCAGGGTTTGAACCAGCTTGAGCTGCGTCAGGTGTTTGACCTGCAGTTGAAGTTCCCGCAGCATTTCTGCTTGAAAACTCAGTATCTGCTTCGTCAAATAACGCTTCATTACCAGTTGCTGAAGTATATCTACTTCTCATTGCGAAGATCAGTCCAGTTGGACCAGTCATAGGTTGTACACCCGCAATGTCATATGCAATCAAATTAGGCATTGCTCTTCTAACAAGTGAAATTAAAATTGGATCCCAATTTGAAGTTCCAGCTGTATTGTTAGCAGGCGCTGCTTCGTTTAAGAAAGCGTTGTCTTCTTTTTGTGCTCTTTCTTGGTTTTCCAAGATAGTAGCTGTAACGGCACGTCTGTAAGAATCTCCGATTTTTGGTAAATCAGGGTGTTCTAGGACTGGCTGCCATTTCTTTTCGTAAGTTTCAGATAAATACATTGTATTTTTCTCCCTCTATATTATTATTTTGATAACTTAATATCTTTTGTTTTACTTATAGCGGCGCTATAAGCAGCCATGCTGTTTGTTAAATCTGCAGGTTCTACTGTAGATCCATCGCTTACCGCCACATCATCTATATCATTAGATTTAGCTTCGTCTTTTTTACCAAAGTAAGACTCTTTAATTGTCTTAACTTTAGTAGTGAAGTCTTCCTCGTTTGAATACTCAACTTCTTCTGCTAGTTTGTTAAACTTCTCTTTTTCAACATCTGTTAAGTCTTCAGATACAGCTTTCGCTATGTCTTCTCTTTTTAACTCACCAATTGTTTTATGTGAAGTAACATTCTTTTCAATTTCTTCGTTAAGTTTTTTCTCAAGGTCTTCTATTTTTGAAGCTTGATCTTCAAGCACATTATATTTTTCATCTGGGACATCAATATAGTGGTCTTCAAATAACTTTTTAAGTCCACCAATAAAGTCCTCAGCAATTTCGCCT